GTCAAAAGCACCGGATCCCATCCGAACTCCGAAGTTAAGCGGCTTAAGGCGAGGTTAGTACTGAGGTGGGGGGGGGGAGGAACCCTAAAATAGGGTTCCTCGTCGAGATCTCAATCTCGTGCACATTATGTGCCTCCTTCTACACTTATGTTACTCAAGGACTAAAAGTCATGGCAACCTATAATCGTGTAAGAACTCGAAATATTACTCCACTAAGTTATGTGGTGTCGTATGACGGGCTCCCAATATCGGACAAAACCTACTTTGTAGGCTATGAACGAAATTACGATACAATAGGCGACTATGGTGGGAAGCATACGCTACTTTTATATAAGTGGCATAAAGTTCCCTTTACCTTTAGTGGTGAAAACGGTCGCTACACTTACGCCAATTACTATACTAGGCTAAGTGCAGGAGAAACGTCTCACCTTTCGATGGGTGAACTCTCACCAGACCAGATGGCTGCGCTTGCGGCTGCTAGGACTAATCCCAGCAGACCACATGTGTCAGTCCCTCTGGTTGTAGGAGAGCTTGTTCAAACACCGAAACTTATCGCTGCAGCTGGTCTCGACCTCGTAAAGAGGCGACGCCCACTCTCAAAAGGAGAGCGAGCAGCATCCGATTACCTTAGTTGGGAATTCGGATGGAAACCGCTGTTAAACGATTTGTCAAAGTTACTTGATTTCGGCGAAGCCTACGAAAGTAGGTCCAAAGAGATCAATAACTTACAGAGTAACGGTGGCCATAAACGTCGGTATGACCTCAAAGCTGAGATGAAAACGGAAGATCTTGGTCTAAAGACCATTAATTCCGCATCATCGTTGATCGTCAAGGCTAACGCCTCGAAGACAACAACTTTGAGATCCTGGTGTACTGTAGAGTGGTTACCTTCAGCTGAAGGTTTCCCTACACAGGACTCCGCCGAAAGGCGGATGATGATAAGAAATATCATCGCAGGAAGTCATACAAGTCAATTAGCTTCCAACTATTGGAATATAATTCCTTGGAGCTGGTTAGCAGATTGGCTCGGCAATATTGGTGATGTTATTCAAGCATCAAACAATAGTGTCGGGTTTATTCTGGAACCAATATGCGTAATGACGCATTTCCAGACGTCAGTTGATTACGAAATAACCGTTATCCCTACCGGGGTCACGGCTTCGCCAACTGGAGACGGCCACTTTAGAGATTCCAAGAAAAGATATCTTGGTAGCTCTACATTAAGTGCGTCCATTCCATTCTTGGATGGACGACAGTTTGCCATTCTAGGATCGTTGTCGGTCTTAAAAGGCGGACAACAAACGTTCTAGAAAGGAACAAGCAATGCTAGGAGATAGTATCACTATCACTCTTGGAGGTGCCGGTGGCACAGCCAAGATACTCAAGAAAATCAACAATGAAGGATTCGCGTCGCAATATTTGCTACGTGAAGCCGCTGTTGAGTACGCAATGAAAGTTGCACACTCTAAAAATGGGACCCGTGATCGACATTACGTCGAAATCAAGGAGACCACCTTCGGAGCTACAGCCGACGATCTAGATACGGTAGTTACCGTGTCAGGCGTCATTTTGGCTGCTGCCGACGAAGTTTCAGCGGATGTAACGGACCTCCAAGAAGCACTTTCGTACTTCATGGATGGTACTAATACACCCTTGTTGCTAGGTTGGGAGTCTTAACCCAACCGCAAACTTTCTGTAGAGTATTCTAGCTATAGATTTATAACGTAACTCAAAGGATTTACCTATGATGAAAAGCTATATCACTTGCTTGTATACAGCCATCGATCTCATCTTGTTAGATGCGATAGATGCCTTTCCAACTATCCGTAAGGAGTTAGAGAGAGATCGGTCTCGATTTTCCTCTTTGCTGAAAACACGGGGACTTCCAGTTCTTACACTGGATCTCCCTGCCCTCGGTAAACATTTTGATTTATGCTTATCGAACGGCACGTACGAGACGTCTGGACTACCACTTAGTGGTACGTCCTCTACGTCCGTAACAATCCCGAAACTATTCTCGGGGATGTTACTACGAGTTTTTCAACCTTGCGGTATGCTTTGGTCAGAACCTTGTATTGATTCTATAGCTTTCCTACGACAGCTGTATGCTATCGGAAAGAAAGTAAAAATCGATTGTGAAGAAAGGAAGGTTTATGAAACCCTCGATGACTTCTATAAGGTTGATGCTTCGCTACCTGATCCGACCCTTTCATGGGATAGATCGAGTAGTGATACGATTCGCAACCGTTGTGCTGATTTACACTTTTCTAAGTATAAGTCTCACAGCTTGCTCCGGCGTAAGTTGGAGCGTGGACGCGGATGTATCAGCTCAAAAGCTTCCTCCAGAGGACGAGAGTCCAAACGAAGAAGTAATAAAGCCGACGCATTAGACATTCTTCAGCAAGTTGCTGACAATGTCTCTTGTACTCTTGGGGTCTTTGACCCTTTTGAATACAAACCAAAGCATGGACCTGGTGCAGTTTCTGACGGTAGCAAAGAAAATTATAAATATGATTTTCCTGCTTGGTCAGAAGAGCTCGAAGGCTCGTTCCCACAGGCTGATTTCGCATTTGCGAATTACAGTCATTGGGTCGAGTCGGGCGGTCTTAAGACGACCGTTCCCACTTCCAAACTGGTAATAGTACCCAAGACCCAGAAGGGTCCGAGGCTAATAGCAGCTGAACCTACTGCGCACCAATGGTGCCAGCAGATTTTGCGGAAGTACTTCGATGAGAGAGTACATGCAACTTGGTTGAGTAATTCGATCGCATTCCACGATCAAACCAAAAATCAAGATGCCGCACTCGAAGCCTCCAAGAAGCAGAGTCATTGGACAGTGGATTTATCCGCTGCCAGCGACCGAGTTTCCTGTCGGTTCGTAGAAAGGTTGTTCAGGAAGAATCCTGATCTCCTTGCTGCTCTCGTAGCTACCCGAACTCCTAATCTATATCAACAGATTTCGGAGAACCATCCTAGTATATATTCTCTAAAGAAATATACAACGATGGGTTCGGCCTGCACATTCCCTGTTGAATCAATCGGGTTTCTTGTTGTCGCCCTCGCGGCTATGTGTTTTACACATGACGTAGAGGTCAATACTCGAAACCTTGAAAGATTTTCCAAGGATGTCTGCGTCTTCGGAGATGATATTATCATCCCATCAGATGCAGGAAGGACAATGGAACTATTATTGTCTCACCTCGATTTTGAGGTGAACCAGACCAAGACTCACCGGAGTGGAAGATTCCGGGAGAGTTGTGGTATGGAGGCATACGACGGGGTTGATGTAACACCCGCGTATATCCTGCAAGTTCCAGTGCTAGATAAGCCAAAGTCTATTGCTTCAGTAGTGGCCTCGTCAAACAACTTCTATGTTAGAGGTTGGTGGCGAGTTGCTAGCTACTTGCAAGACAATGTCAACCAGCTAAGAAAAATCTTAGTGGTTGCGCACGACTCTGGTGCCTTCGGTTATGTCACATTCGGACCAACCCCCCCTTACCTAGGTAAGCGGCGGTGGAACGAGGAATGGCAACTGGAAGAGGTATTAGTGACCACGATAAAGGTCACGGTACCCCGTATCCGAACAGAAGGCGATTCCGTTTTTCTTCAGTACTTCACTGAAGAGCCAGCCCAGGATTTACCCTGGCAATCTGGACTAAACGGTCGCTCACGTATAAAATTGAGACGTGAGTGGGTAGACATTACGAGTATCGGTTTAACCGATACAAGGTGCTAGCCTTTTGGGGCTAGCGCCTCATTTTCGTAGTGGAGAGTGTAAT